GTCATGTCAAACCCTGATCCATCAGCTGCTCCAAACTTTGGCTTGTGCAGAGCAGAAACTTGCTCGCCAATAGTTTTACAAATCCCTGGCCAGTCTTTCATTCCGCAGTAATTTGGGATGTTATTATGCGCTAAGTGTTCTAGAGCATTAATTACTGGATTGGCTTGGATTTTCTTTTCAGCTGTGGGGCCCGATATTTGTCTTTCCTTGATCTCATTGAAGATAGTTTCCCGCATATCTTCTGGGACTTCGGTGAATTGGAGTTCCACCTTTGGAAATGACTCATATGTGAAGTGTCTAGCTTTCTCCCAATCGACTGTCAACATCACACGTCTGATTTCATCTCTATATTTGGTAGGATATTTTTCCAACCAAGAATCTACTGACACAATAACATCTGTGTGATCCAAAGCTCTCATAAATAAAGGTATAATGTCACGTCTGAAGAATTTTTCATAATCCTTCATAACGTGTTCATCAAAATACACTTTATTACTACAAGCTCTGATACTGGCTGCAAGTGCTGTGACTTTGCAAGCATGTTTGATTGTGGGTAGTCGAAGAGAATCGCCATAAGTGAAAAGTGGGCCGATTTGGTAGGCAGCAGGTCTGTCCTTAGCGTCACATTCGATGTTTTCAGGTCTCCACGATTCATCTCGAAATTTGAATTGTGGATCATATCTAACATCACTTGGTAATTCCAACCTCTTTCGATCGAAGACACAAGAACCAGCTAAGGTCCGAGGTCCCCCCTTCATCTTCGGCGCTATTGCATAGTATAAAGAAACTATGAAAGAGAAGATGATGGCTAAACACAAATCAAAATTGAACGCAGGTTGTTGAACAAGCGTATCAATTTGAAGGGCATTTGCTTTAGGAATAAAAGAAGATGATCCGAAAAGGAAGACTGACACCATCACAAGAGGAATGAGAACGGCAATAAATTTAATCCAACTAGTTCCAATTTCAGGTAATTTTTCTCCTGAAACCACTTTCTTTGCCCAGGAAATTGTCGTTGAGCGGTTTGCATAGTCCACTACTGACGTGGCTAGAACCGCTGAAAGATGCATTGCCAGAATTGCCGTGTCGCGCATTCTGCTTATCTTTGCAGCTGATGTAGTTCCTGTCTTCTTGACTTGCTCTGCTAAATAAGTACGAACATTTTTGACGGTGTCATTATTGGCAAATCTACCGAAAAACTTGTGTGATAACTCCATTACCTCCTTCAAGTTTGCTTTGTACTGTGCTCTCTTAGCAGAATATTCGCAGCCAAGGAAGGTGCGTTTCTCCCGCACATTAAGGATAACATCCTCCTCAACGAATTGAACTTTCTCCAGGCTATCGCCAAATGCTCTCTTGAACATATTCTCACATTCAAGCTTCTCAATGGAAGCCTTATGATCAATATGATGACCTGAGCCGATTTGGATGGAAACTTGAGGAGCCTGCCATAGCAAGTTTTTGTGGGTGGGGCACCCAGGATAAGGCATAGCGAGTATAGGGGTTACGCGAACCATAATATAGTCCACATCGCCACAAGGGAATCGATCGATTACTTCGAAGACAAAATATCTATTGCCATCGGCTTCATCACACCACTGCCACGAGCCAGCGTGTGTTTGAACAATCCTGTTTCTGTAGTGTCCAGGATTGCCGCGAATGGTCATTGTATAGTGATTGTTGTCGATAATAATCTCAGCTTCATTATCTAAAGTACGACCAGCTGGTTTGCCTGATCTTCTGAGCATGTCGATGTCCATACACGTAAAATAACCAACGCAATTCTTAGCCCTGATTCGCTTCAGGAAGTATTCAAGGACGCCCTCTTCTACTATATCGTCTACGCAGATGACGTTGTCAAACTTTGTGTCATCTTGACAAGCACAACCTGCCTGAACATTGAACACTGAGCATTTACAAGCCCCTTTGAAAAGATCAGCTTCGGGAACGTCTCTAAAACGATCTCTCAACTGAAATTCTCGGAATGTTGCCAAGGGGTCCTTCTGGGGACACATATTGATCACTCTATCGGTAGCTCCTTGGGTATAATTCCAATTCACATTGCCGTAGATGTCAAGTATTTTCCTACCAGCCAAAATACCTTCCACCAATTTAGCGTGGAAGTAGCCACGAACCCTACCTAAGTGAGGGTGACCATGGCTTTCATTGCGTTCGTTTAGGTACAGTTTGTCTTTCAAATATCCAAACTTGCTTAGCCAAGCTGCTTTAGCTTCGGAACCAAGGATTTGATTTACTACCACCTCTTGGGGCTGGTCATGAACGAATTTTCGTCTGTTGTTGTTTTGTCTTTGCATAATATGTCTGCAAGTGTTGTGTGTCGTGTTCTCGGATAAAGTTGGTG